TCAAATATTGGTTTATTAAATGTTATACCGTTTTTTTCAATCCCAAATAAAGCCAAAGTAACCCGGTTATTATAAAAGTCAAACCACTCGGGCAAACGGTGTGGTATTAATGGTTTAATTTGATTATACACGGTTTCACACAGTTCATAGTGTTTTGATACCGGTATTATACGATTGGTATCTTGTTTTTGTGGAAATCGTTGATAAAAATGTTGGTGTGTAAAAGTGGGTTGTATATCTGTAGGAGATATTAGTGATATATCGCAACATGCTTTTATCTGAAAGTAGTATAAAAATTGTTTCTTATTGCGTACCCACAATTCTGGAATGTCTTTTAAAACACTTTCAACATGATTTTTACTTATGTGTAATGTTTCACTGTGGTTAACACATATTAGATATCCTTTAGTATCATCAAGTGGTCTAATATAGACTAGTGATACTTTATTTAATGCAGGATGGATATTAGAATTGAATGGAATTACCTCAACAAATGCTTTTTGTGTCTTAAGATTGTATAAGACTTTTAGTTGATCTAATGTTTCAATAATATAATACATAACCTATTTTAGGCTATAATATACTAAATAAAAATTAGACAGCCAAATTTAAACATAATACTTTGTAAAGTCGAATTTTAAGTAAGCATCAAATTGAGGTAGTGATAAATTTTTCATAGTTAATAAAACTATGTTACGATTTACTGTTGCAACTTGGTCTTTAACACCTATTAAGTTCCAAGGAATATCAAATGGTTGATATAATGACCAAAGTATATCTAAAGATTTAGATATTAATTTATCAAATGTTGTTTTATCTATTTCAATATACATAATTTCATTTGTTTTTTTACAAAAATAACGTCTGTATTCTCCTACTTGATAATCTTGTTGAGTTGGGATATTTGGATTAAATACTGGTTTGTATAAAACTGTTGTAGGTTTTGATACTAGATTATTATATGAATAACCAGTAACAGTTATTACTTCAGGCAGTTTTATTTCATCTGATGTAATTAAAGGATTAACAAATGTTTCTATAGTTGTTTGGGTTAATTCTTCTACTGGTGTATCATTTTGATTTTTACCTGTAAAATATTTACCAGTTGAAGTAATAAAGTAATATCCAGTATAATTTTGGCCTGTAGATTTGAATTGAAATTCTCCTCCATTAGTGTATTGATTAGGTGTTATTTGAGATAAAGGATAATACATTATTTTTTATTTTAATAATTCTTGAATCCAAGCTGTTCTATTAATTGAATTTAAAGCTCTTTGATAATCTAGTATAATAGCACTACTTGCTCCTCTATTTTGAGTTTTAGTTATTGCTGTTGCGTTATTAGTATAATCAATATCTTTATCTAATTCATTACCAAATATACCCTTATATTTACCTAATACTAGAATTCTAATAGATAGATTTTCATCAAGTACACTATCTGGGTTATTAACTATATTAATTCTTGCTCCTTCTACGATTAAAAGATTTTGAATTTTTTTATAATTACCTTTAGATGTAATTTGTGTTAATCCTCTACCTCTATATTTATATCCATCTCCTACTTCATCATTACTTCCTCCGCTATAAACAAAATTTGCTGTAGATTCAGGATTTGAAAATATATTTCTTATTTGTTGATCTGTTTTTCCTTTTGTTTTTGTTTTAAATATAGATTTAATTCTTGCTAATCCTTCTGGTGTATTTGCATTGTAACGTAAATTTTCTACTTTATTAGGAACTAATCCTGCTTCAGCTTGTGCTACAGTTAATATAGCTGTTAATTGTGATTTATCTGTTATTCCATAACTAAGAGATGTTTGTATAATTTTTTCTACAATATCTCTATATGATTCAGGTATAGGATCTCCTTCATTAGTAGTGATACCACTCGCGTCATTTATAACATCATTTAAAAGAAATCTTGTTGGTTTATTTGTTGTTTTAGGTAATGATAAAGAGTCAATAGTTGTATTCCACATATTATTTTCAATAGTGTGGTTTACTCCTTTAATTATAAATACCATTTCTCTATTATAATTAGAAGGTAAATAATTTGTATCAACTGTAAATTCTTGATAAATTTTCATTCCTGATAGGCCTGCCATAGTTAATGAAATATTAATAGGAATAAATCCAGTTGATGTAGTAGCTGATCCGGTCTGTTCATACATTAGTTGCTGACCATAAGAAATAAATGTATTTAAAACAGAACTATAAGAACTAAATGCATTTGTATCCCAAACAGGTAATGCATTATTACCCATATTCATACTTTTAACAAATGTAATATAATCATTTACAGTAGTTTTATATTGATTATCAAGTGATGATGATGGTAAAAGATAAGGATCACCAATAAACTCAATTAATCTACTATTTAATCCTTTATTTAATCTAGATAATGCAGTAGCATCTTCTCCTACTACTCTTTGACGTGCCGCGGCTCCAATAGTAATCATACTAGCAAATTGAGGTGTTAACTCAGTTTTCATAGTAAAATCTTTTATAAAACCTGCTGAGCCTGAGCCTTCAGATCTTAATGGATTATATCCATATAAATCAAACACAGATGATTCTGTATTTAAGTTACCAAGTCTAGCTAAAGCTAATGTTTCTTCACCAGCTACTCCTAATGGAACTTTTTTAGCTTCATTTATTTTATTATTAAAATAAGCTATTACTTCATCTTTTTTATATAATTTATTTTGATCTATAAAACGAAGTGTATTTGTATCTTCATCAATCACAGGAACTATATTATTAATACTACCTAAACAACTACCAATAGTTTGTCCTAATGATTTAAAAAAATCAACTAATGCTATTTTAGAACTTGGTGCTGTTATTAATTCATCTAATTTATCTTTTATAAATTTAAAATTAACATAAACATTCATAAGATTTCCATATGTTTCTTCTTTAATAGATACTTCAAATGGAGAAGCAGTTGGTATAATTTTAACATCATTAATTCCTACTGTTATGTCTTTTTTTACTAATATTTTACTTGGATCAGTACTTAATTGAAAATCTAAACAATTTATTATATTAGTTTCAGAATTATAATCTATATTTAATATTTTATATTTTGAATTTCCTTGGTCAATAGTAGGTATAATACTTTGTTCAATTATTTTTAATAAAGCTCCTAATCGAATATAATAAGAAGGACTATCTTCAGTAGCACCTGACCAGGTTTGTTTTAACACATCTTGTAATTTGTTATTACTTAATGATGTGGTAATTGATACACTATTAATATTTTTAGTTCCACTAGTAGCAGCATCCATTAGCCTTTTTAGAGTATCTAATATAGCATGAATATTACTTTTATTACGTTCATTCACTATACTAGTAGGACTATAATCATCTCCTGCTGTTGCTGTTTCAATAGATGTTAAAACTTTTGTTGCTACTGTATTTGGGTCAGCTGTTAATATATTTACTTTAAGTGATTCAATAATATCTCCTACACTTCTAACTGTTAATACAATATTGTAACTTCCATCAGAATTAAAATTCCAATTAAAATTAACTACTTTACCTAATATAGCATCATAATTACCATTACTATCATAACGAGCATTAACTATTTGACCTAAAAGTATATCTACATTAGGTGAATCACTAAAAAACTCATTTTGTAATGATTTAGGTGTTGTTTGAGGTGTTCCTTTATTATCAAGATAAATAGTATGACCCCACTCTAATAACACATAAAAACCTAAACGTAAATATAATGTATCAATTATTTCAAATTGAGATTTATCCCAACATTTAATATTAATAGTTGCTGTTTTTAATGAACCTATATTTTCACTTTTAATATTAGCTGATGTTATACCAGGCATTGGTCTTAAACCAAAACTATTTGAATCTGTTCCCCATCCATAAGAGTAATTATTAAAAACTGATGCTGTTGAAGGTTTTATTTTAGGTATACCTCCTTTTAAAGATCCTCCTAGTTCAGTTACACCAGCAAATAAAATAGCTTTTTTAGCTAATTCAGCTCCTGTTAAATTTAAAGTACCAATATATGGGTTATTAAGTTCTGCTGAGTTTTCAATGCTAACAGAAGACATTAATCTTACAAATGATGTAGAGGCATTAATATAATTAACAAATTCTGGTGTTCTAGGGTTGTTAGAATTAAAACCAGAAGCTAAAGCTTTTTGACGAACTTTTATTTGATTAGTTATAGTAGGATGAAATCCTTCTCCTAGAATATTCATATTAACTATTTATAACGTTATAATTATTTAATACATTAGCTGGATAAGCTGGTATTCTTAATTGTACTCCTTCAGGTATGATTAAACTTCCAAGTGTAACTTGTGGATTAGCAGCCGCTATTATCCACCATAAAGAACTATCTTGAAAATATTGTTGTGCTAATACATCAAACCTATCTCCTTGCTCTGTGTAAACATAAATGTCTTCTGGAGTTAAGGCAATTTCTGGATAACGAACTGTTTTATAAGCTTGTTTTCCATTTATTTTAGTTAAAGGTATATTGATATATCTATTCATTAAATGTAATTATTGGTATCATAATTGTTATGATCACCTGTGTTTAAAGCTATAAATCGTTCTGGGCCAAATGTTGATACTTGGTTACCTCTTAATTGATTTCCATTATTATCACGACCAGCTAATATGTTAGTTCCAGCGTAAGTGTTAGTTTGTTTTCTTGGAACAAAGTTATGTATTGGAGTAAAGTTAAATCCTGATACTCTAATTATATGTGGTAGTTCTTTAACTGAGTTGTCACTTTCTGCGTTTGTATCATTAATTCCTATTTCCCAAGGTGATTCTGATGGTACATCATATGTTAAACTAGTTATAAACCCTGGTTGAGAATATAAATATCCTCCTACAGTAAGCCTAACTAAAGATCCTCTCATGTATCCTTCTTCACTATAATCAGGCATTAAATTTGAAGCTAAAAAATTTAGCTTTTGATACATTGGTATAAGTTCTTGTTTTGATTGAGCCGCTATAGTCCAAGACATATTTATTGTTCTATCAAAAGTATTATATGTGTAGAATTTTTCACCTCTACCTACATATTGGGCTGATGACCAATCTGCTGTGTAATTATCTGAAAATGAATCTATAAATGCTCTAAAATGTATAAATACTCCTTCTTCTGGATCTTTATTATTAATAGCTTCAATTCTAAATTTAACTAAATCGTTTGTATCTGTTTCTGCTACAGTACGAGAATTATATAGTTGTTTAGCATTAATTCTATCTAAAGGACCTAAAATCTTTCCTTCTGAATTTTTTTTACCCTCTGTATAACTAAAAATATTTCCTGCTGAACCAGGATTGCCTAAAAATATTCGACCTTTACCATCTAATCCTCCATTTATAGTTTGATTTTGTCCAATATCATAAGATGGAGCATTTGATAATACTTGTGATGAAGTAAATGGAGTATTATTTATATTTTTTCTTAATTCTGCTCTAAAATCTTGAAATTTAGGAGCTCCATAATTTTGTATATTATTAGAAGCTGATACTATTTGTTCTTGGTTATAAACATTTGTACTATTAGCTGACGCTAAAGGTGAAGGAGCGAATCCTTGACCTGGTTCTGGTTGATATACACTACGTCCTGAATCAAATAAATCAGCACCACCTGCTGTTAAATTTAATCCACCAATATCTTTACCGCCATTAAATTGTTTAGCTACAGCTGATGGGCTATTACTTAATCCAAATAATAAATCTTTACGCAAATCAATTTTAGGACGAGTAAAAGCAGCAAATCTTTTAGCTTCTACAGGAGGAGTTATAAAATCTTGTAAAACAAATCCTTTTGAATTTGATATTAAGGGATTTATAATATTAAGTCCTAAATTTGGATTTTTTACTCCTGCGTCTCCAAAAAAGTTAAGTAATGCTGGGTTGTTTTTTCCTGTTCTTTGGGTTTCTACATTAATAACAGTTTGACCAACACCTAAATCAGCTCCTGGGCCTCCTTGATATGTTAATATATTAGTATCAGATGATTTAACATTTATTAACCTATTAGTTAATTCTACTAATCTATTTTCTGCTCCACTATCACCGCCTCTAACATAAATTATAGTATCATTATCTCCATACTTAGGTAATCTAAATCCATTTGGAGTTAATCCTTGCTTATAAAAATGTAAACCGGCAGCACTTACTCCTACTTGAGCTAGTGTGTTAGTAGGAGTATAAGGACCTGCGTTTATTAATATATCAGGATTTGCGGCTTCATTAGCTTGAGTCCTAACATTTGTTTGTGATAATAAGTTTTGTTTAGCTATAAAAAGTAAACCAGGTGTGGTAGTAAAAAATTTCCCTAGACGAATAATGTCTTTACCTGATCTCGATACAATTAGAGCTGCTTCATTTGCTGTTGCATCAATAAGTCCTACACCAGTTGTTGAAAAAGGTGAAGTACCAAAAGGAGCAGCAGCATCCACAAACTCTTCTTTAGCAACAGGTGTTTTAATAAATGGTTGTTTAGTACCACCTACTTGTCCATTATTACCGTATTTTAGAGATTTAAATTTAGTTTTTAGAGTTAATAAACCCATTAGTCTGCTCTAACTTCGTTGTATTTTACTAATGAATTTGAATTTGTAATATCAAGTTGTGATGGTAATGGTAATCCATTAATTAAATCTCCATCATCATATGATGTATAAGCATCATTTACTTCTGATTTGTAATCACCGTTAAGTGAATAACCTGGTGTATTACCAAAAGCATGTAATTTTGATTCTTTTGTAGCACCTACATTTGTTGGAGGAGTAGCACCGTTATATTTACTTTGGTTTGAACCTCCTGTTTTTAGTTTATCTAATAATCCCATTGTTTTATGTTTTTAAGTTTATTATAAATATTAATATTATGTTGTTTTATAAGTACCCATTGAAACTGCTGTACCTAATCTAGTACTGTCTATATATATTACACCTTCTTTATTTAATATGTTGGTTAGTAATTTTTCTACAGCCATCATACGATCTACTAATGGTGTTAAGTTTATTTGAGATGTAGATGATGATCTTATATTTTTATCTAAAGGTGATTGGTTATTACCTTCTAAATTAGTGCCAGCTACAATAGTATCATTATCATTAAAAGAGTATGTTCCTTCAGGTGCTGATAGGACACGCTTACCATATCCTGGCGATACAGCGTCATCAGCTAAATATGATTTACCTATAGCATAAATTGATGCTGCTGCTGCTGCTGCTAATAAAGCCCCTACAACTGGTATACCTATTACAGTGTTCATAGCTTTTAAAGCTAAAGTTCCTAATACTGATTTACCTTCTTTTTTGGCAAATAATAATTTTATTTTATCATAAGCGATACTAATTAATGTTTCATTATTTACTTTTTTTATAGCTAAATAAGATAAAGTAAAAGCACCAGCTAATACATAAGCTACATCCTTAGCTTCAGTTAATAATCCAACTATATAACCTAAACCTTCACCTATTTTACCTAAAGTATATGTCACTGGTGTTAATATAACATTAATTAAAGGTAATATGTTAGTAACTAAATTCATAAATGGAGATACTATTTGTAGTATAGGCTCGGCTAATGATACAAATAATTCTCTTAATTTTTCTATAGTGTTATTAAAACGCTCGGCTACTGATTGTTGTTGAAATTGTAATGCTAATTGATCATTACCTAAACGTTTTTTAGCTTCTTCTAAACTAGTTGATTTAACTAATCTATCAAAAGCTTGTTTTGCTGTTTCTCCTTCTTCAGCTGATAATGCTGCTAATGCTTCTCTATCTATTAATGATTGAGCTAAGTCATCTCTAGTTAATCCAGCAGCATTTGCAATAGCTTCTTGTTGGATTCTGTTCATATTAGCAAAATCAGCAGATGTACCTACTTGTCTTGCTATTTCAGCGGCGGCTCCAATTGAGTCACCTTGTAATGCTAAATATCTAGCTTGTTCAAAATTTAAATCTTTACCAGTTAATAATTCAGCTTCTAATTCATTTGATATTGATTGTTCAAAATTTAATAATCCTGATGCTATTTTATCAGCTTGTTCTAAATTTAAACCAAATTGTTTTGATTTAACTACAGATTCAGCTAAAGCTGATGCTCCACCTTTTAATGATAATTTAAGGGCTACTGATGCTTTACTAACTTCTCGTAAAACATCTTTTTCATTAACTACTAATTTATTTTGAGCTGCATATGCTTCTGCTGCTCCTAATATTTCAGATGTATTATCTTCTAATGTTTTACCATTAACTAAAGATATTTTTTGAATACCTATTAATTCATCATTAGTATAACCTGCTTGTTCTCTTAATTTAGTAAAAGTAATTAAATCTTTTTCATTTAATACAGCATTAGAACCTAATGATTTACCAACAGCTATTACACTTTCATTTAATCCTCTAGTATTAACAGCGGCGTCAGCGGTTAAATTTGCTGTTTGAGTTAATTGAGTATTTAATGTTAAAGCTTCTCTATAACTCATATTAAAGGCTTTAGCAGTATCACCTGCTAATTTGTCTGTACCTTTAAGAGCTTCTACTAACTCTTTTGTTAAAAGTGATAATGGATCTTTAAATGATTCTAATAATTGAGCTCCTGCTTCTTTGATTCCTACTTTTAATACTTTAAATTTATTAACAAAACTATTAACATATTTAGGATCTTTTTCAAGTTGTTCAGCGAATTCTCGCATTTTTTCATTAACTTTATCTAAACCTAAAGCATTCGCTAAACCTCCAAGACCTAATTTATCTAAAGCAGTTTGGACACCACTAACAGCAGCGCCTCCTATACCCATTAATTTGCTAATTCTTTCTTCTTGTTTAATTCGAATATTAGCTTTATCAATAATAGTGTTTATACTAGAATCTTCATCTTTTAAAAAATTAACAGCTGACTTTTGTGATTCAGTAAGATTTTTAAAAATTGATGTTCTTCTATCTATTTTTTCATTGATGCCAGCTTCTTGTAATATTTGAGTAGCTGCTAATTTAGTTTCAGATTGGTATTTTAATATTTTTTCTTTATGCTGTTCTAATTGTTTTTTAGATAATTTATTGATGCCTTCTTCTTCATATTTAAGATTTTTAGCTTCTTTAATTATATTTTTAAAACCATTAGAAAACTCTTTAGTTGAACTTACAGCTTTTGGATCAATTTCTTTAACTATTGCTTTTAAAGTTGTTGAAAGATCACTAAATGAAGATTTTGTATTTTCTACACGATATTGAACACCTTCTAAAGCTGTTTCTAATTGCTGGATAGTTGTTTCAGCATTTTTAATATTAGTAACATCCCAGTCCTTAAATGGATTTCGGTCGCCTAGTGCTTTATAAGCTTTCTCTATTCGTCCTAAAAGTTTTTCTATATCTTCTTTACTAGTCGCCATTTAAGTATTTTGTTATAAATATCAAAGGCATCTATTTTTTAGATGCCCTTGTATGATAAGTTGGTGTATTTGATTGTTGTAATTTTTGTTTAGCTGATTTAACATCAGCAAAATCTATTTTATTAGGATCTGATTTTGTAGATTTTGAATATGCTTCTGATTCTTGTTGTTTTTGATCTGCTATAAAATTATATGTAGCCTGTCTTAACCATATTGGCATATTATATACAGTTTCATGATCATAACCACCATTTCCATAATAACATATATCATGGATGGTTTTAAATAGATATGATCTATAACTCAGAGTCAGGCCAAAAAAAGTTTAAATTAATTGGAATAGTGACCTCCGTACCACCATCTAAAACATATTTTAAATCTACGTCAGGTTGAACTTGTTTAATATAATCTCTTAATGATCTAGAATCTCTAGCCAATAAATAATTATCTACAAATTCTCTAATTGTTTGTTCTTCTCTATCACCATTAACTGATGTAATAATATATTTTAAACGAGTAGATAATTCAGGTGAATTTTCTTTGTTAATTTTTTTAAGACCTTCTAATTCTTTATCAATTTTCTTTTCGTCAGCTGATGTTAATATTTTAAATGTAATTTTAGTACCTAAATGAGGTAAAGTATATGAAAATTCATTAACTCCTTTAGTGATTAAAGATTCATCAAATGGTTTATTATCTAATGATGATAAATCTACAGTATGTGATTGTCCATCATATTCAAATGTGTAATTACCTCCGTAACCTAAAATACGAGCAGTTATAAATAAAGCGTTTTTATCACCAATAATTAAATCATCATAATTAATTTTAGTAATAATTAATGATTGAAGCATTTTATCTAAAACTGTACCTTGTTTGATATAATTCTGGTTAGTTAAAATATCTTCTTCTTTCGCCGTCATATATTTCATTTCGATTTTACCGCTTGATAACGGGTTATCTTCAGAATATAGCAAGCCTTTTGATGGTAGTTCTACCGTTTCTGTTGGGAATTTGTGTTTATTGTCTTCCATAAATTTGATTTGTTTATAACTATGTTTATATATATAAATATATGAGAAAAAAAGAAGCTCGCCAAAAGGCGAGCTATCTTAATCCTGTATTTCGGGGGAGGGGTTTTTAGAAATTTAATACACAATAATCTGGTTGTACTGTCATTGTGATGTTTTGAGCCGCTGACTCATTATCCCAACTGTAATCACCAAAGTTTATGTCTGTAATTAAAGCACCAACAATGATCCATTCTGAAACGATATCACCTACTGGTCCTAATACGTTTAATGTTAAGTCTTTCTTGTAGAAATCACTGTAACCATCTCTACCAGTTACTGATTCGTGATGTAAACGTAGCCATTCCATTACTGCCTGAGCTCCTGAAGGAGTGATTGGATCAAATAATGTCATTTGAATAGCACCCCATTTAGTTTTACCTTTCACAAAACGTTGAACGTTAATATGATTTAAAACCACTGTATCTTGAGTTAATGACACTGCATTTACGCCTTTTACAATAAATGCTGGTATACCAGTCATGCTTAATAAAAAGCGGTTTTGCTGTTTTGGCTCAAATTGGGTGAAAAATATATCGTTTGAATTTACAATTGCCATGTTTTTATTTTGTTATGTTGTTTGTTCTTTATTATAAATATTATCTAATTTAATCCTTACGCTGGGAAAGTTGCTCCTGTAGGTAAGATATTGAAATCTAAGTAAATAAATTCAGCTGTTCTTGTTGGTTGAATATAAATCTGACCAATTAATTGATTTCTGTCAATTACGTCTGCTGTATTATTTGTATCATCCATAATTACTCTAAATGCATATAAACCTTGTCTTTGTTGAACTGATGTTAAATATGGATTTACTTGTGATAAGAATGCGTTTCTAGTTGCTAATGTATTTTGTTCAAACACTAATGTGTTAGCAATTTGTGAAATGTAGTTCTTAAGAGCAATTAATAATCTTCTAACATTTACTCTATCTAAAGCTGACGCTTGAGTTTGTAATGTTTTCTGACCATATACTACTGTACCTGTTCCAGGGAATGTAGCAATAGGATTTACTTTGTTTGTATATAAAGTATCTCTACTTGATTGAGGTAATTTTTGAGCTGCTCTAATTACTTGTAATCCACCTCTGTTAATACCAGCTGGTGCAAACCAAGGCTCAGAAACTGAATCATTGAATGCGTAAACACCACCTATTACTGTTGAAGCTGGAACCCAAACATTTTTACCAGTTGATGAGTCAAGTACTTGAACCCAAGGCCAATATGTTGCTGCATATGATGTATTTATTGAGTTAGCTACTGAAGTTACAGTTGATAAAGTTTGTGTACTATATCCAACTAAATCTACTACATATAAACTATCACCACGTGTTTGTGTGTTAGTAACAATAGTATTACATTGTGTAGCATGAAAATCTTTAATCAAACCTGGAGTTAAGATAATATTGAATTTGTAATCATCTTGATTAGCTAATAAGTCAATCATATTATCATAACTAGTTCCTACTAATCCTTGAGTATCTGTAGCATCAATTTGATCATAGAATTTAGCTCCGGCTTTAATAGTACCTGTAGCTCCTGTGAATGAACCACTAGCGTTAACTGGGATCGATCCTGTAAATTGTGTTTTAGCAACTCCTGTATTATCAAAATAGTTTGGTGTTAAATTATTAACCGCACTTACATATACATAACGTGATCCATTAAAATATGAACCTGATGTTTCGATTTGATTAGTTGTTGGGTTATAATTTTGTACTTGATCGCCAATTACTCTTGAAATAAAGTTAGATGCAAATGGGTCTAATGATAAGTTAGTGAAAGTTTCTAATACAGTTTGATTATTTGTATTATCATTTCCTTGACGAATTAATAAGCTAAATGTACCTGATGATGTATCAGAATTTAATATTTGCCATCTAACGTTATTTTCTGTACCAGAAGTTAATGAACCGCTTAAATCTAAACTAGATGAGCTATTCATGATAGTACCTTTAGATATTGTATTTAATACAATAGTTGCTGAACCTGTAGCTCCGATACTTCCAATAGTTGTACTTGTTGCTACTGACCAATCAGCACTTTTACTTACTACTCTAGCTACTAATAATGAAGTACCATTGTTGTTAAAGTAATTAAATGCCGCTTGTGAAGTAAGATAAGCGTAACTATCACTACCACTTTGAAATGCTCCTCCAAATTTATTTAAATAATCACTATATGAAGTAACAATAGTTGGAATTTCGATAGGACCTAAAACTGTAGGACCTATAATTGCTGCACCTACTGAAACTGGTTGCTGTCTGATAAACGATGAATCGTTTTCTCTTGCTAATACACCAGGGGAAATTAATGTTTCTGCCATGTTATTTGTTAATAAGTTTAATGTTTATTATAAATATGTTAAAGAGTCTTAAAATCATTCATTTCCAATGAATTCTCCACTATCTATATTAATGGTTCCTCTACCATATTTTGATTGAAGTTCTTGACTTAAAGTTATTTCATTTGATTTAAGTTCTTTAAGTTCTTCAGTTACTTCTTGCTTTTGTAATTTTAAATCTTGGATCGCCATTTCAATTGATCCATATTTATCAATTAATTCAGCTCTTAATTTTTGAATTTCTTTTACTGATGAAATTTCTTGTTCTGTTAGTTTTTCTGTTTTCATAATTTTTATATTATTATTTTAATTATCCTGTAGATACATTTACTGTTGTACTAATTGAATATATTATACCTTGTACTTCTGTATTAAACCAAATTGTTTGAGGACTTGTTATGCTTCCATTTATACGTACAGCAAAGTCACTATTTGCATTTGTTACTGCGTGATTAATTGAACCTGAATTTGATATAGGTACAATATTACTACCTGAAACTATAGTATATGTAGGATTAAAATCTCCAATACCGCTTAATGTTGATGCTGATCCTGTTTCTGCAAGACTAGTCCACCAATGTATTAATTGTTGTGGTCGTGTTAACGCAGAACCATCTACATCTTTAAAATCAGCTATAAATGATTTATTATTTCCTGATGAAACTACTGATAAACTACAACTTACAAAATTATATGTTGAAAGTCCTATAATATTTCCTGTTACTGTTAATGAACCTGAAACTATTTGACTTCCTGTCACTACTAATGAACCTGTAACTATAGTATTACCATTTACATCTACTGTTGCATTTGGGGTTGCTGTTTTACCAAATGCTACTTGACTTCCTGTAGCATATAGTTGAACATTACCTAATCCATCTGATAAAACTACTGTAGAGGTTAAAGCAGTTGTTCCAGCATATTTACCTATAATAGTATTATAATTCCCTGTTGTTATAGATTCTCCAGATCCAGATCCTATAAGAGTATTACTACCACCTGTAGTTAATAAATCACCGGCAAAAGATCCTACCGCTGTATTGTAAGCTCCGGATGATATTGAATATAATGCTTGGTATCCTATAGCGGTATTTGCATCTCCAGTATTATTAGCAATTGTAAGACTACCGTTTAAAGCTTCAACTCCTACAGCTGTATTATTGCTAGATGTCATATTATACATCGATTCAAATCCTATAGAAGTATTATTACTTTTATTTCGTGAGATAAATAAAGCTCTATGTCCTACTGAAGTGTTATTATCACCATTAATGTTATAAGGTAAAGTTTCATACCCTAAAGCTGTATTATTAACACCTATAGTATTATCACGTAAAGTAATAGCTCCTAAAGCTGTATTTCTACTTCCTGTTGTAGTATTTTGTAAAGTAAAAAGTCCTACTGCTGTGTTGAATTGTCCTGTAGTAATCATATTCATAGAACCACTACCTACCATTGTATTTCCAGGTATATTAGAATTTCCTAAACCTATTTTTATAGTACTAACTGTTAAAATATTACCATCAAATATTAAATTAGAATTTCCGGCGGCGATATTAGATGAATTTTTATAAACTACCTGATTTGCTGAACCTGCTACAGGACCTGTTGCCCCTGATAAACCTGAGGTACCTGATAGACCTGAAGTGCCTGATAAGCCTGAAAGACCTGATGTACCTGATAAACCTGATGTACCTGATGCTCCAGCTTCACCCATAGGTCCAAAACCTACATTAGTAAATCCTTCATTAGATGTACTATAATCTGAAATGAAATATAATGGATTTCCTATTGATCTAGCTGTTGTATGTCTTAATGTATTATTTTGATAATATCTTACATTATAACCATCATAAGTTATATAAAATTTATCACTTAAACTATAGGTTCCAGTATATTGTACATTGGTTAATTCAGTAATAGTAAATTGATTACCACTTGCTTCAAATTGGAAACTAAAGTCTATTAAAGTCGGATCTTCTGGCGTTCCAGATATGGTTTCTATTAAGCCAAAAACTACAGCTATATTGTCATTTGTTGTTTGGGCAGTAGTGTAAACTCCTCTTGCATATCCTTGAGTTGAATATACATAAGCGTCATAACTGCTACCACCTCCACCTGTGTTTATAAATGTTGATGAATTAGTTCCATAAGAAGTATTTGAAAATACAGGAGTAAAAATTGGAGTTCCTATAAGACCAGATAAACCTGAGGTACCTGATAGACCTGATTCACCTGAAAGACCTGATAAACCTGAAGTTCCGCTTAAGCCTGAAAAACCTGACAAACCTGAAGCGCCGCTTAAGCCTGAAAAACCTGACAAACCTGATGTACCTGAAAGGCCTGAAGTACCTGAAAGACCTGATGTACCTGATAAACCTGATGTACCGCTTAAGCCTGAAAAACCTGATAAGCCGGATAAACCTGAAGTACCTGATAAACCAGATTCACCTGAAAGACCTGATAAACCTGATGTACCGCTTAAACCTGAAAAACCTGACAAACCTGATGTACCTGAAAGACCAGATTCACCTGAAAGACCACTTGTGCCTGATAAGCCTGATAAACCTGATGTACCTGATAAGCCTGAAAAACCTGATAAGCCAGATAAACCTGATGTACCTGAAAGGCCTGAAAGACCTGATGTACCTGAAAGTCCTGATAAACCAGAAGCTCCTGATAGGCCTGACGCGCCTGAAAGACCTGATGTGCCTGAGAGACCTGATGTGCCTGAGAGACCTGATGTGCCTGATAAACCTGAAAGTCCTGAAGTGCCTGAAAGACCTGATGTGCCACTTAAACCTGAAAGACCAGATGTACCTGAAAGACCAGATAAACCTGATGCACCCGATAAACCTGAAGTTCCACTTAGGCCGGATAAGCCTGAAGCACCGCTTAAGCCTGATGCGCCTGATAAGCCTGAAGTTCCGCTTAGGCCTGAAAGGCCTGAAGTGCCACTTAGACCTGAAAGACCTGATGTGCCACTTAAGCCTGAAGTGCCACTTAAGCCTGATAAGCCTGAAGTTCCGCTTAGGCCTGAAAGGCCTGAAGTGCCACTTAAACCTGATAGACCAGATGTGCCGCTTAGACCTGATGCTCCTGAAAGACCTGATGCTCCTGAAAGACCAGATGAGCCTGTTAAACTTAAATCAGTTCTATAGACTATATCTCCTAAATTATTAGAGACTAATATTCTTGTTTCTGTTGTGCCGGCCGCTAAAGTAGGTAAAGCTAAACTTCCTAAAAGGGAAGTACTTCCTGTAACTTGAAAACTACCTGATATTTTAGTAGTTCCTATTAATGTTTGAATATCATTAGTAGCATCACCAAACTGGTTAGAACCAGATGAATAAATCACAGATGAAGTTTCATATATTGTTGTTAAATATGTTATACTACCTGTTCCGTTAACTGTTAAATTTCCAGTTACTGATAATGTTGTTCCGTCATAAGTGAAATTAGAAGAACCTGCTGGATTATTAGATCCGTCTTTGTAAACTACTTGATTTGCTGAACCCGCTATAGGACCTGTTGCTCCTGATAAACCTGAAGTGCCACTTAAGCCTGATGTACCTGAAAGACCTGATAAGCCTGAGGTGCCACTTAAGCCTGATAAACCTGATGTACCACTTAGGCCTGATAAACCTGAAGTACCACTTAAACCAGATGTGCCACTTAGACCTGAAAGACCTGAAGTGCCACTTAAACCTGAAAGACCTGAAGTTCCGCTTAGGCCTGAAGTACCGGATAAACCTGATGTTCCATTTAAACCTGAAAGACCTGAAGTTCCGCTTAAACCTGATAGACCTGAAGTTCCGCTTAGGCCTGAAAGGCCTGAAGTACCACTTAAACCAGATGTACCTGAGAGACCTGAAGTTCCGCTTAAACCTGATAGACCTGAAGTACCTGAAAGACCTGATGCGCCTGATAAACCTGAGGTGCCACTTATGCCTGATGTACCTGATAAGCCTGATAAGCCTGATGTACCTGATAAGCCTGATAAGCCTGATGTACCTGATAAGCCTGAGAGACCTGAAGTACCGCTTAAGCCTGATAAGCCTGATGTACCTGAGAGACCTGATGTGCCTGATAAACCTGAAGTGCCATTTAAGCCTGAAAGACCTGATGTACCGCTTAAACCTGATAGACCTGATGTACCTGAAGTGCCACTTAGACCTGAGAGACCAGATGTACCGCTTAAGCCTGATAAACCTGAGGTGCCGCTTAAGCCTGACAGACCTGAAGTACCGCTTAAACCTGATGTGCCTGAAAGACCTGATAAGCCTGAGGTACCACTTAAGCCTGAGAGACCTGATGTGCCTGAAAGACCTGATGTACCACTTAAGCCTGATAAACCTGAAGTGCCACTTAAGCCTGATGTACCTGAAAGACCAGATAAACCAGAAGTACCGCTTAGGCCTGAAAGACCAGAGGTGCCGCTTAATCCTGAAGCTCCTGAAGCTCCTGAAACTGTAGGTGTAATAGCAAATGAAGCTGTTAATGCATATGAAGCTGATGTAGCTGTAAGCGCGTAAGAAGCTGTAGTAGATGTAAATGAATTTCCTGCGTAAGATGCAGTACCAGTAAATGAGGGAGCAGTAATATTGCCTGTTACATCTAATGGACCAATAACATTTAATGAACCACTTATAGTTATATCATAAGCTGAATTACCTGTTAAGGCATCAATTGATTGAGAAACTTGTTGAGCTTGTACGGTTGCACCTGTTGTTATGCCCGCATTAGACAGTACTTGAGCCATTTAATAGTTTTTATTATAAATATGGAAAGATAAAAGAAAAACCGCTATTGCTAGCGGTTTAGTATATTATATAATATATAATTAATCTATTTGGATTAATTTATAAAATACAGTATAATTATCTCTATTTTTAACATCATTAAATTCATTTAATTTAAATTCATGATGTTCAATTTCTTTTACTTCTTGTAATAAAGTATTAAACTCTTCTTGAAATTGTATAAATAATGGATTCAATTCAGCTGGGTTGATTATATTACCTGATTCATCTTTTTTTTCATTAATCCACATATTAAGACTAATATTGCCGTTTTCATCTTGTGAGCCATGTTTTATAACTAAATCTTCTTTGAATTGATCAATAATAGATTTTTCAGATGATGTTTTTTTAGCTAAATCATTTAACCAGTATTTAGTAGGTAAATGTAAATCTTCACTTAATAAACCTAATGATATTGTTTCTCCAGTTGCTTGATCTACAAAACCATTAAGTTCTGTATCAAGTTTATAAATTTCATGTAATGTTAATTTAATATGAGCCATTATTGATCAGCTTTAACTTGTTTTGGTTTTTTAGTTGATTTTGTTTTATTACTATAGTAATATTTTTTCTTTTTAGCTG